GTACTGTGGACCGTGATAGCGGCACGTTCGGTGTACAAACATACAATTATGGTGATGTTGAGATTGCATCAGAAGTCGGTTGGGATGCCTACAAGGCAGTCGCTGATGGACTGATGACACTACTCAATAACACAGGGCTTCTTCATGGATATAGCTTTAACTCTTGGAGTGATGTTGTAACCTACGATAATGCATTCGTGGAAGAGTGGCTAAGGTCCCCGCAAACTAGCCTCTATTATTCACTACAAGTGATGTCAGATACACAAGATAAAACTAATGCATATGCTGCATTGGATGAGTCAGAAGTGGACAGCTATTTAGAGGATATTTTAAATGAAGAACTTCAATGTGATTGTCAAGAATGAATCCTTATCAAAAATTACTAAGCCGGAAACGGAAATGGACACCAGTACAAACAACTGCTGGTACATGCAAGGAGGGTGCACACGAAACGTTGCTCCGTGCCCTTGCCTTAAGACATATGGAACTGCCTGTGGGAGATTTTATTCGTGATGCATTGGTTACCGACGTACCAGAATCATCGCGGGAAATTTTACAGTCAAACATCAAAGACGAAGAGAACCACGACCTGGCACTTGGTTACATTGCCAATGCTTACGGGGTTGATCAAAAGGCTGAAGCTGAAGCGCTCCGGTTACGTGATGCTTGGACAGCGCATCCGGATCATACGATCCTCAAAGCGATGGTTGCCGAGCGTGCAATTTTCTTCGTTCTTTTACCATTGCTCCGCGCTAATGGTGACAGTGGAATGCGCACCGTAAGTGCCGATATCTCACGAGACGAACAGATTCACGTTGCAACTAACTCAATTGTTTGTAGGGAACTAGGACTAGAGGTTTCTCCAAGCCTGGACAAACTACGTAAAGCAACTATTAATTGGGTGATGCAACCACTCGGTAGTAATACCGATAAATATTTAGACAAAAAATTTTGGCTGGATTCCAGTGACAACTTGATGTATCAAGGTAAAGCTCCAGAGCTTTCTTTTACTAAGTCTGCACGGATGCCAGCATTCTTTGAACATAGTAATGTCAACCTCCCTCAGTATGCTTGAGACAGTGGGTATGCAAGCCCGTGGTCTTACACATCAATTAGAAGAAACTTTCCCACCCATTACACCTACACCTGATGATTCAATGGAGAAAATTATGTATCGATCTGGTCAACGTAGTGTCGTTGAGTGGATCATCCGTTATATGGAGGAAAACTAATGGCTAAAAAAAGTAAAAAACAAAAAAAAGCAAAGGAAGAAAGATCAAAATTTATTGCAAAGATTTCTAGTAATGGTAAGATTAGTAAGAGAGAAGCTGAAAAAGCAGCTAGCAGAGGTATTAGTCTTCAAGCAATTCAGAACGAAAACATTCGTAATTATCGAGATTCCGTATCAGCTTTTGAAAAGGCACCTAAGCAAAATAAAGCAGGAAGGATTAATACTACAAGACCTACATTTGAACCTTTACTAATTAAACGTCTGGCAAGAGATACATTTAACGCTGCAAGCCAAGCAGCAGCACCAGCAGCTCCTGCACCTGCAGCTCCTGCATCTGCAGCTCCTGAACCAGCTCCAGTAGAAACTGGACCAACTGCTCAGGAATTGTTTGAAGACTATAAGGCTGGACTTCCAGACTATGGAGCACAGTTACAGACGATGCAAGACAATTTTGGTACACAGATATCAGGATTAATGGATACAATTAGGGGATACGACGACAAGTTTGTACAGCAACAACAAAATTATCAGCAACAAATGACTGATATGCGTCAAACATTAACAGCGCAGATGAACCCTGCTACTAGGAATCCAATTTTTGGAGTTAGAGGTACACCGCAAGGTAGCAGACAAAGAATTATGCGGGACTCCTTTGGCAGGAGAGGTAATCGAATCCAAGGAATTAGAAACACAACATTAAACGTATCTTAAATGAACGCACGTACTAGGTATGACTATTTAGCAAGCGATCGTTCTCAATTTTTAGAAGAAGCTAGGCAAGCATCAGAGCTTACCCTTCCTTATTTAATCCGTGGTCATGAAGAACACATGACAGGTATGAAACAACTCAAGACTCCTTACCAATCGGTGGGTGCCAAGGGATGTGTCACTTTAGCAAGTAAATTAATGCTTGCTCTCCTACCTGTACAAACAAGCTTCTTCAAACTACAACTAGACGAAAGTCAACTTGGTGAAAACATGGCACCTGAGATGAAGTCAGAACTTGACTTGTCTTTTGCCAAAGTAGAAAGGATCATTCTTGAATCAATTTCTGCATCTGATGACCGAGTGTCTGTACACCAAGCACTGCTGCACTTAGTAGTAGCAGGTAATGCTCTTGTCTTTATGGGTAAACAAGGACTAAAGGTATATCCCCTGAACCGCTACGTAGTGGATCGAGATGGGAACGGTCAAGTGATTGAAATAGTCACCAAGGAAAGGATCTCTAAAGATCTTATTGAAACACAAGTACCTAAAGAGGTACTAGAGCCCAATCGCGTTGATGATGATGGGGGTTATGGTGATGACGTTGATGTGTATACACACGTCAGGCGTGATAACAATCGGTTTGTTTGGCACCAAGAGGTGAACGACAAACTGGTAAAAGGATCACAAGGTAAAGCACCTATTGATTTGAACCCTTGGATTCCGCTTAGGTTTAATACAGTGGATGGTGAAGCCTACGGGCGAGGCAGAGTTGGTCAGTTTATTGGCGATCTTAAATCCCTCGAGGGACTGTCTCAGGCATTAGTAGAAGGGTCAGCAGCGGCAGCTAAGGTTGTCTTTACTGTGAGTCCTTCAAGTACAACTAAGCCTTCTACATTGGCAGCAGCAGGCAACGGAGCGATCATTCAGGGCAGACCTGATGACATCGGTGTTATCCAAGTTGGTAAGACAGCCGACTTCCGTACTGCATATGAAATGGTTGGTACATTGGCTCAACGAATCAGTGATGCATTCCTTGTATTAAACATCAGACAAAGTGAACGTACTACTGCTGAAGAAGTACGCATGACACAGATGGAACTAGAACAACAACTAGGAGGACTATTTAGTTTGCTTACTGTTGACTTCCTTGTTCCATACTTAAATAAAAAACTTAGTGATGCAGAACGCAAGGGAGAGATCCCAAAAATTCCAAAGGATATTGTTAAGCCAACTATTGTTGCAGGCATCAATGCATTAGGACGTGGACAAGACAGAGAAAGCTTGGCACAATTCCTGACAATACTTGCACAAACATTAGGTCCAGAAGCAATTGCAAACTTTATCAACACTGATGAGGTTATTAAACGACTTGCAGCAGCACAAGGTATTGATATTCTAAACCTTGTACGTTCAATGCAAGAAGTTCAGCAAGAACAAGCGGCTGCACAGCAACAAGAAATGGCGATGCAGCAGCAGCAAATGAACGTAGATGCTATGAAGAGTCCGATAATGGACCCATCAAAAAATCCACAACTAGCTGAACAACAAGTAGAACAACCACCACTCCAATAATTATTAATGGCAGAAGTAATGTCAATGCTCCCTGAAGAAAATGCACAGGGAGAACTAAATTCAGATGAGCAGGAGTCTCTAGCTATTGGCGAGGAAATGGCCAATGACCAGGAGACTATGCTTGCTGGTAAGTACAAAAATGCTGAAGAATTAGAAGCAGCTTATATAGAACTACAGAAAAAACTTGGTGATAGTTCTGATAAAGAAGAGGACACATCTGAAGAAGAAGATAGTGGAGAAGAAGAAGAAGAAGCGGATGAATCCTTATTCGATCGTCTATGGGAACAATCTAAAGGCGAAGAGTACAGCGATGATATTCTAAAAGAACTCTCAGAATCCAATCCAACTGATCTTGCAAAGATGTACCTTGAGTACAGAAATACGCAACCTACTAGTGAGATCACACAAGAAGATGCCACCACATTAATGAATTCAATTGGTGGTGAAAAGCAATACAATGAAATGATTGCATGGGCAGTGGATAATATCAGTGACACCGAGATTGAGATGTACGATTCCGTAATGGAATCGGGGGATCGCAATGCAGCATTCTTTGCAATGCAGGCCCTATCTTATCGTTACGGTGATAAGGTCGGAGTAGAAGGTAAGCTTGTTCAAGGTAAGGCTCCGACCGAAACAACTAAGGGATTTAAAAGTCAAGCCGAGGTAGTCAATGCTATGCAAGACCCACGGTATGACCGAGATCCTGCTTACCGCCAAGAGATCATGGCCAAGCTTGAAAATTCAAACGTAAATTTCTAAATTATTAACCTTAACTATTACAATGAAAAAAATTATTGCACTCCTCCCTGCCACTTTGTTGGCTGCAAATCCAGTGTTGGCTGGACCTTACGCCAACGTGGAAACCAATTCCGGTTTCGCTGGCTCTGATTACACTGGCTCAGTGACAGATGTACACGTTGGTTACGAAGGTGCTAACTGGTATGTCCAGGGAGGACCTGCCCTACTGGCTCCTGATGATGCTGATGGTGACATCGAACTGTCTGGTAAAGCAGGTGGTTCTTATGGCATCAATTCTGCACTCTCAGTATATGGAGAGTTCTCTTTTCTCACTGGAGATACTAATGGTTATGGGACAAAGGCAGGTCTTAAGTATAGCTTCTGATGAACGATACACAAATTTGGCCAACTGAACCACGTATGTATATGGATGAAACTAAAGTGAATCACAACGTTAATGCTGAGCTGCTAAATGGTCGTCTAGCAATGCTGGGTGTCATCGCAGCACTAGGTGCTTATGCACTGACTGGTCAACTTATCCCTGGAGTCTGGTAATGCCTCAAGGTAAAGGAACATACGGTACAAAAAAGGGTCGTCCACCTAAGAAAGGAGCTAAGTAGTAATGGCTAAACCTGGTCTCTATGCAAACATCCACGCCAAGCGCAAACGTATTGCAGGTGGTAGTGGAGAAAAGATGAGGAAACCTGGAGCAGCTGGTGATCCAACTAAAGCTAACTTCAAACGTTCAGCTAAAACTGCTAAAAAAAAATAGCTAAATAGAATAAGGGAGGTGCAATTCCTCCCCTAGCTCTAGCCAGCCAAGGCTTAAAACTGGTCTTACTTAATCTTACTTACCCAACCATGAACTATTACTTAAATG